CTAGTTGTGGCTGGATTGTCTGCTTGGGCTTGCTGTCTTTCAGCGTCACGAGTTCTATTTTGAGCATTATTAGCAGCCGCATCTGTAGCCTGTCTAGGACTTAGCTGAACCATAGAGTCACTTTCTTCACGTTCTGGCAAATTAAGAATTTCACGAGCTTCATTAGGAACCATAATCTGGTTCTTAACATAGTTTGTCAAAATCTGAGATTGTGCAAGTTCGTCTGTTAGGGTTAGCTCATTGAACTTAAGTTCTAGAACATCTGTCTTTTCACGGATAATCTTATTGAGAATCTTTTCAAGATTGCGTTGTGCTGGTCTTGCTACCTGCTCTTTAAATGTTCTGTCTTGTGATAGTGCATCTGCGATTGATGTTGAATTGCTACCGCCAAGTTTTGACAATGGTACTTGGTGAGCAACAAGAATATCGTCTCTATTCTGGTCACGGTACTTACCGAAAGAACCTTCTTGAACACCATTCTCAATAGGCTCCATCTTAAACTCTACCTTATTGGTATCACTATCTCCTGGAAGTGGAATATACAAAGTTCTGTGAGACTGTCCTTTTAGACCTGTCTGCAAGAAACGGAATAACTTATCTTCTGCATCTGGAGTAAGTTGAGCACCCTTCAAAGTTACAATATAGCGTGGTACAGCTTTATTATTAAAGTAGTCAATGTTGTACTGTGATGCGAGCATATCTCCAAGCAATGCTGGCATGGCAGCCATAATGTCTGGCACACCATAAAAAGTATTTAGTGGAGAGTATTCCTTAATGTGAATAATCTCATTTGGTCTTGGGTCATCAGTAATGTAGTTTTGGTTTTTTGCCCCAAAGTTTCTAAAGTAAACAACCTTGTTTCCAATAATCTGTACAAAACCGTCACGAAGTCTACGGACACGCATAGTAGATGCAGGAATATGACCAATATAGCCAATCTCTCCTGCTACTGTTCTACCCACTTCAATATAACCATTGCCCATAGCATGAACATCTGTGAATACTTTTTCAAGAACTGATGTAAATGATTCGTCTTGATTTAGACCTTCTAGCCAGTCACGAAGCTGAACTTTTAGCCTTTCAATACGCTTACGAGCACGAGCCATCTGGTCTGCTGTAGCAGCTTCTAATTTTAGATTAGTTCTATCTGAGACTACAAAGTCATAGCCAAGACCAACTGTGTTCTCTACCTTGGCATCGATAGCAGCGTGATTAGCAAAAGATGTGTCGTAGTAGTTTGCTAGTTCGTATAGGTCATATGGTGGGGTAATTACATCAAAAAGGGCGTAGGCATTTCTAAACACTACACCTGGATTAATAGCATTAGATTTTGCTCCTCCAGTACCCATCTGGATAGCACCTGCTGATTCTAGATAAGCATCATCGCCAAGGGCTTTAGACATTCTAGCACTTCTACGCTTGAAGTTAGAATTCATGCCATTGTATGACTTAATGTCTTCCCATGATTTTGTAAATGGGTCCATGCCAGCAAATGGACTTGCCTGTTGCTGAACTTCATCAATTCTTGCTGGAGTGTCAGCCTTTTCATAAAAACTCATTATTCATCACCGTATAGCTCTAGTGTTTTCTTTGCTGAAATTAGTGCACCAAGGTCAGTTTCTGACGGAATCAGTCCTTGTGCCATCCTATCCTTTTGTTCACTATATTCTTCATCTGAGATTTTACGAACATTTGCAAAGAATACTGCTTTACCATCTGGCTGACCATTATAGGCAGCTTCTTTTTGAAGTAGGTCAATTCTGGCTTGGTCGCCCTTCATTGAGTCAATTGATAGAGCATTTCCTTCTCCATCTGTAAAAAACTTGCCGCTAGGCAGTTGCCAAACGTAAATTCCATAGTTTGAGAACGGTTCTTGTATTACTTGGACACGAGTTTTACCTACTTGTCCTTTCATTACCTGACCAAAATTTTGATTAAGATTCATATTCATAACCACTATTATACCATATTACTTCACGTCAAGTATAGAAGTGGTAGTTTGAACATCCATATATGCTGTATATTTATAACCATTTAGTTGCATAACAGGACTATCTTCTTGAACATCTATAATTACTCTATTTCTTCCTGTAAATTGGTCATAAATGTTGTCTAAACTGTTGCCATATAATGAATAATAGTTTGGAATCGTTGCATACTGCCAAGTTCCAACAACAGAACCAGCTGTAGTAATTGGGCTAGTAGCGGCATTACTATTTTCATATGTAAATGATGTAGATGAATCTTTTTTAGAGATTTTTAATGTACTGCCACCAAAACCAATACCATAACTATCTGGAACAATATCATAAAATGTAAGCTTTTCTCCAACTACAAGATTGTGGTCTCCTGTTGTTGTTAGAGTAATTGAGTTTCCCACTCTCGCTGGTGTTTGAGTTGGCACTGGAATTCTCCAATTATTCTGAGCAACTTGTGACCAAAGTATTGGAGATGATTTTTGGTCTAATTCTGTTGGATTAGCATAATGGCAAGATATATTATTAACAAGTATGTCCGAACTTATAAAGATAGTGCCTTGCGAATTAGACACGTCTAATGGTTCTAGGAATCCTATACCTAGCATATTCCATTCATTTATAGTAATTACTGGACTACCGACTTTCCTACCGTTCAAATAATACACAATTGGTGTTGATGAAGTTGTATAAATTTCTGCTTTGTTTGTAGTTCCAGGAACAATTGCAGCCTTAAATTCTATTTCTCCAAAATTAGTTTTAATTGAAAAAAGTCTTCTTTGACTGCCAGACAATGACTCAAAGTCTGGCAATACTGACATCTGTATAGATGTTATTTTTTTATCTGATGAAAAATCTGACAATCTTGCATAAAGACCTCTATGATAATTTGATGAAAAAGTACCAACAGGTCTTACACCAGAATGTCTTGAAAGATATAGATGTGGTGTTGATTGCTTATACATTAAATATGGATTTTTTGAATTATAGTCGTAGGGGTATGTTGGTGCGGTATTTGAGTTAGCACCATCATAGATATATGGATAAAGACTAACATCATATTTAGTTCCTATTTTAGTTGCTAGATTTTTGTTAAACGATTGTGCTGCAAGTTGAACAAACCTTGTTCTTATTGGTTTTAAAATACATGCATCTGTTGACATATCTAAATGAACAACCATTGCCAATGTTGATATATCTACATCTGTTGGTGGATAAACTATCATACCGTTAACAAACTCATATTTTGTTGATGCACTAAATGTTGATGCATCAATTACTCTTGTAGAGCTTGCTGATTGTGTTGTTACGAAATCTAGTAAATCTTTGTTTGCTCCAGAAGCAAGTGTTTGAAAAGTAACATATCCCCTGATGGGTAAACCAGAAGTAACAAAGTTTCCAGAAGAATATGTTCTCGGTTCTTCATAATCTAAGTTAAGTTGAACAAAGTCTAAAAGTACTTCTTCATTTCCAGATTTGTTAATAACCGTTTTTGCTAGTTTACTAAGTGGAACGTAATCTTGCCAGTATCCAACTGTTCCAATATCCAGATTGATTTTTCCAAAAGCATTTAGTCCATAAACAGTATAGGATGCTATTTTTGAAAGCAAGGAAGAGTATGATGAAGAGCTTGTCAAGATGCCATTTGAACTAAACAATCCAGAAATATCTATAGAGTTTCTTGTAGTACATAGTCCAATCTTATAGATATTTCCACTAAATGTGTTTGTTAATTCTGGTTTACCGCCAACAAAAATCTGTAGATTTGTTTTATTAGCAAATATGCCAGACAGTTCTGGATTTAAATTAATTAACTTTGAAATGTCAAAACCTATAGCAAATGGTGTTCCTTGGGTAATTGATTTTGTTGTAATATTTGTTTCTGAACCTGAACCATACTTGTAGTCATAAGATACCGTGGTATTTGTAAGAGATACCTGAAAATAACTACTATCAGTAGCACTGCTAATTTTTAGTAGGATTTGTTTTGTTCCAGATGTCTCTAATGATTTAAAAACACCATATACACAGTTTGACAAGTAGTCACTCTTGTTTGGTACGTTTAATGAAAAATACCCCTGATTACTTGACCAAGACCTTGAAGACCCAGCCACCACAGTAGATGGCTTTAAATTAATAAAAGTATTGCTTTCTCCAGATGCTACAAATGTTTCATATATATCTAAAAACATTTTATCTGAGTCATATAGCGTTGTATTAACATCTGGTTTTGTAAACTGTTTTACAGACAATGAATCATTTTCTAGTACGTCTAGATTTTCTGATACCGTTGCCTGTTGCCATTTTGCTTGAAAGCTTGGATAGTTATAGTTATTTATATAGTTAGCAAAAGTAAAATCTGGAGATATAGTTTGTCCTAAAGAAGAATTATATACTGTTGGAATATCCACAGCCTGTGCATTAACAAAATTAAGTTTACACATTACATCAGATGACTGATATGGATAGATTGCTATAGAACCTACTTCAATAAGGGGTACATCTGTATAAGCATAAATTCCTAGCCAGTCCTGATTTTTATCAGAATTATTAAGTTTTGCTGGTAGCGATAAAGTAGAACTATCTGTCTGTAACGAAATAATCTCTTCTCCATCTATAGATAACTTTGCAAAATTAATTCCTACCTTTAATTGCATAACCATTGGTCTATACATTTCTGGAAGACTAAAAGATTCTATATTATTACCAATCTTTAAACTTATAAAATCTTTTGTAACGTATATTCCATCTGTTGATGCAAGTGGTCCAATTATTCTTTTTGGAACAGAATTATTTGCAGCTATTCTAATTAATGTTTGCAATGTTAGTGTTTTATATCTGCCCACGTCATTTAACATTCCAAATCCAGGGAATATAAAAG